ATGACACAGGCCGCACAGGCGGCCGGAGATTCCATCCGCAACTACAGATACGGAGATGTAAATATCACCGTATACGGCGCGGAGGGACAGGATGTAAATGAACTCGCAAGGATCATCAAAGAAGATATCCGGAGCGAGATGGAAAGGGAGGAGGCAGTATACGCATGAGCGCAGGAGGTTACTTCATTTATGCGGGACGCTCCTCCCGTAGTTTTGGGATCCTGGTGGACAGCGTGGAGGGAATCTGGGATTCACCGGAGAGGGACACGGAAATCGTGGAGATTCCGGGAAGACACGGCTCACTCACCATTGACAACGGACGCTGGAAAAATAACAAGGGAACCTACAACTGCGGCATCGGGGTGGACTTCCAGTCCAAGTTCGAAGAATTCAGAGCTTTTTTCACTTCAAATATAGGCTACAAGAGGCTGGAAGATTCCTGGCACCCGGACGAGTACAGAATGGCCAGGCCGGCCAACGGACTGACTCCGGCGCTTTTCAAAAACGGCCTGACGGGTGAATTTGAGGTCCCGCTCGACGTCATGCCGCAGAGGTGGTTGAAGAGCGGAGAGACTGCGATCTCGCTTTCTGCGGGCGTGATCACAACGCTGCGCAACCCGACCTACTATCATGCGCAGCCGAAGATGACCGTATCCGGGAGCGGGACGATCAGATTCGGGAGCGCCAACATAGTGGTCGCTGCTCACTCGGGCGTCATGGTCATCGACCTCGCACTGGGCGATGCATACTCCCAGAGCGGGCATGCAAATTACAACCAGTACATTACTCTCCCGGACACGCTCCCGACACTCGCTCCGGGAAACAATAACATCGGCATCCCGTCAGGGATGACAGCAACGATCACACCGAGGTGGTGGACGCTATGATTCCAATCCTATATCCGCCGGGGGAGACATCCTTCTCCGGCAACGGCCTCGGGAGACTGAGCGAGGCGATCACCTGCACGGTGGAAGAAGTGCGCAACGGAAAGTACGAACTGGAAATGGAGTATCCAGTGACCGGTGCGCACTTCGGCGATATCAGAAACTCATGCATCATCTGGGCGGAACCGTCGGATGCCTACAGAGAGCAGCCGTTCCGGATCTATAAGATCTCGAAACCCATGGGCGGAAAGATAAAGATCCAGGCCGAGCACATCTCTTACCAGCTGTCGCACATCCCGGTATCTGCGTTCACGGCGACCACCGCGCCGGAGGCACTCCTGGGCATGAAAACGAATGCTGCAGAGGCGTGCCCTTTTGAATTCTGGACAGACAAGACGACACGGGGAGCGTTCGAAGTGCTCAAGCCGTCCTCGATCCGCTCCATGCTGGGCGGTACGAAAGGCTCCATTCTGGACATATACGGCGGGGAATATGAGTTTGACCGCTACACGGTAAAGCTGTACGCGGAGCGCGGCATGGACCGCGGCGTGACCCTGAGATACGGAAAAAACATCACAGACATCACCCAGGAAGAGAACATACAGAACACGATCACGGGCATCTATCCGTTCTACAGAAAGACTGGAGACAACGGAGTAGATATTGTGGTCGAGCTCCCTGAGAAGGTACTGCACAGTGAGAACGCGGGCAACTTCCCCTACAAGAGAACGGTGCCCCTGGACCTGTCGAACGACTTCGACGACACGCCCCCGACAGAACAGGAACTCCGGGACAGGGCGAATGCCTACATAACATCAAACAAAATCGGGGTTCCGGCCGTATCCATCAAAGTATCATTCATCCCGCTCTGGCAGACGGAAGAATACAAGGATGTAGCAAACCTCGAGAGAGTGCGCTTGTGCGACACGGTTTCTGTTGTGTTCCCGCAGCTTCATATCTCCGCACAGGCAAAAGTAGTCCGGACAAAGTACAACGTCCTCGCCGGGCGCTATGAAGAGATCGAATTAGGAGATGCTAAATCGAACCTCGGCGCCACGATCAGAAGCGCGATCGACGATGTGGCCGAGATCTCCACGGACGACATCCGGGACGCCAAGAGCGAACTCAGAAAGGCGATCGAGCACGCGACAGAACTGATCACAGGCGGCTTGGGCGGATACGTGGTCTTTAGCCGGAACGCAGACGGAGAGCCGGAAGAGATCCTGATCATGGACGAGCCGGAAGTCGAGCAGGCTGTGAACATCATCCGCATGAACAAAAACGGCATCGGCTTTTCGACAAACGGCATCGGCGGGCCATACGCGAATGCCTGGACGATCGACGGAAGGCTGGTCGCGGACTTCATCACCACAGGGACACTCACAGCGGTCCTGATCAAAGCCGGGATCCTCTCGGACGTACAGGGCAAGAACTTCTGGAATATGGAGACCGGTGAGTTCCAGCTCGCCTCCACTGCGACCGTCGGAGGGAAGACGGTGCAGAAGATCGCTGAAGACGCCGGAGATGCTGCCGTAGAAGCCCAGACACAGCAGACGATCTTCAACAAGCTGACAAATAACGGCCAGACACAGGGCATCTACCTGAAAAACGGCAAGTTATACATAAACGGAACCTACATCCAGACTGGCACGATCACCATAAAGAAGGGGACAAAGACAACCTTCTCAGCGAACGCTGACACGGGCGTCGTCAATATCGTAGCGGACAGCTTTTCGCTGTCGAACGGCGACACCATATCGTCGATCGCCGAAAGCAAGGCTTCTGCCGCCGTTAACGCCCAGACGCAGCAGACGATCTTTAACAAACTGACCAACAACGGCCAGACACAGGGCATCTACCTTTCAAACGGCAAGGTTTATATCAACGCCACCTATATTGCGGCAGGAATACTCGCTGATGCCAATAACAATACTTCGTTCAACCTGTCGACGGGCGCCCTGACCATGCAAAAAGGCTCCATCAATATCGGAGACGGCACATTCAAAGTGACCTCATCTGGAGCACTGACAGCAACAAGCGCCAACATAGAGGGCACGATCAAAGCAGGCGGCTCTTCCGGGTACTGGGTAAAACTTAGTTCGACCGGAGAGATGCAGGGCGGGTATGGAAGTTCGAAGTATGGATACATCGACTTCTCTGCATCTTGCCGCGACATCGACGACGGAGAAGTATACAGAGGCGTCCAGATCCAGGGCGGGTGTCTGAGGATCTCCACAAGGATCATCACCGTCGCAAGGTCAACGTCGACAAGCACGACAACAACGGATGGCGGGAGCGGCACTCTCCGCTACGTCAAGAAGATAGAAGACAACGGAGACGGCACGATCTCATGGACGACGACGAGTGTCGAATTCATCAACGGCATCATGGTGTCGCAGCTATAAGGAGGCGGAATGGGATACATGGCGGTTTACGAGGAAGCAAGAACCAGCACCTCACTGACTAAGGACTCACAAATGGACGAACACCTGTCAAAAGGGGCAAATATCTACAAGGTAGAAGGAGAAGAAGCGACTTTAATCGCGACACCGCAGGACGGCTTCCTGGTCGAGCGCCCCGTGTTTCCGATCAAACAAACCGCGTCACTGGGGATAAGCAAAAAGGAGCTGGAAGAGATAAAAGCAGCACTCGGACTGAAAGGGGAATAAATGGACAATCAGGCGAGACTCATTGCCATCGAAAACATCATACTGAATTTTGCCGAGGATCAGTTTACCGCAAACGGGATACTGCCGTCAGAGGCCTCCCTCATCATGGAAGCCGTCAACGGCAAAGTGCAGAGACACTGCCTCGAATCGGTCATCATGGGAATGGTAGAGAGGGGCGGACCGGAGACGGAGAAACACACGGGGACAGTAGAAGACCTTAAAAATGCAATAGCGCACCGGGAGGGAAAATAGAGTGTATCGGAAATACATCAAACTCGACGCTGTTCCGGGCGGCGACCCGGTGCGGATCCACATCAGCCAGGGCGATAATCGCAGCCGGCGGATCGAGTTCAGCCTGTTTGCGAGTACAGGAGAACTGACACTGCCGTCGGGGACGGCGGTGAAGATGAAAGCTCGCAGGCCTGACGGGAGAGAACTGGAGATAACAGGAAGCAGGAACAATCTCGCGGTCGTTTTCCAGATCCCGGAGGCGTTTGCGGAATACGACGGAGATATCCCGGCTGTCATCACCGCGACCAGCGGCAGCGAACGCCTCACATTTGAGCCGATCTGGCTCGTCTGCGACAAGAAGGAGGGCGAATAACCTTGAGCATGTACACAAGAAACATCCGGATTGACGTCACGCCAGGCGCAGAGCCCAAGGTAATCCACGTCAGTCAGTACGATAAAAACAGCAGAACATATGCAGTGGAGCTCTACGCGACTGACGCAGAATTCACATTCCCGACAGGCGCGACAGTGGCCATTATCGGCACAAAGCCGGATGGCCACGGATTCGACATTCCTGCGACCTTGGACGGGGAGACGATCCTCTTCTCTCTGGACGAACAGATGACACCGGTCGCCGGAAGAGTGCCGTGCAAGCTGACACTCACGAAGAACGGGCAGGAGCTCCTCACGGAAAGATTCATCCTCTCTGTGGACAGGACAGCACTCGACCTCGACACGATCAGGAGTGACTCAAAGATCAGGCAGATCGTAGAGATCGAAGAGGACTTCGACGAGATCATCGCGGCAGCAGAGGGCATATCTGGGACTGCAGAGGCAGTCGCGGAAGCAAAAACGGCAGCGGAAGCAGCACAGGCAGCGGCAGAGGAAGCGCAGGGGGCAGCAGAAGCGGCCGCGCAGGAGGCCACGGAAGCT